ATGTAATGCCTAACTGCGACATACCATATTTAGACAATCCTTTTTTCTTTGTTGCATACATATTTCTTTTAACTAACTTCTGCGACTTGCCAATTTTGCCAGCGAGCGTAGAAGATCCTTTAAAATAACTTACCTTAGAATTTCCCGCTCCATAATCCATTGCTTCACGAGTAGATGTATACGCGTTTGCAACGCGTCTAACAGCATCAGCAACGGTGCCTGCAGTAGCAGCAGCGGTTATAGGATCCATTCTTTTCTTTAAAGAAGTAGATCTACCTCTAGAAGTACTTTTATCTCTTACGAACGCGCCATAGGAACGTCCGCTTCTTGTCTTAGGTGATTTAGATTTAACCATTTTATTTATTTTTTTTTAAAATTAAATTTCGCGTATATCCCATCTATCAAGTGATAATTTGGTTGTATCGGGATAAAAATTTGCAAATACTACCACGTGGGGTGGCTTGAATTTACAACATTTGACTTCATACTTTGTGGACAAATAATACCCGTTTTTGAATGATTCCATAACATCGTATGGTACATACTCCTGTTTGCATCTGGGCAAATCAAAGAATACGACTTCTTCGTATCCGTAGGCATAGTAGATATCCGAATTTCTTCCGCCAGTAACCAAGTAGGTAGATTTTTCTTTGTATCGAGTAGCAAAATAAGACTTCCCATTATTACCAGAGACGTCATAATACCAAATAACTTTCCGCAAATCTGGTTCATTTGATAATTCTTCCTTAAGACGCGTTTGCCATCCGACACGTGGATTTAATTCTCCGACATCCACTTTTGACTCCTTTATCGCTCTTATATAATCATGTACAAATCTCGGATATTTGGCATAAATCTCCGAATGTTTTTCCATTAGATCCAATCCTTCAACACCAGACTTGACGGACTCTTTAAACTCACACAAATCATTTCTTTTTCTATACAATTTATTCAAACCAATGAGGATACCCTTGAGAAACAAGTCTTCCATATTCAACAAAATCACCATCCTTTTTGCAATATCTAGCCAACATTGCTGGATTTCTGCATTGCTCAAAATGAGCTCTTCTTAGCAATTTTTTCATCTGACTAAATCGCTTTTTTTTCTTTAATTGAAGCATTCCCTGTAGATGGGGAGTTCCATTTTCTCCAACTTCCTTTCCATATACAAGGTAATTACATTGAGCTGAAACAATTTCCACTTCTTCCAAATCATCGTTGGTATAGTTATTAATAGTAAATTGCCAATTAAAGATTGGATTAGCTCTTGAACGACTAACTTCAGTAGGAGGAAAAGGAGGTTCAATAAACACATTATTCTCGACGTCAACAGCTGCCATTTAAGAATTGGTCATTTCGCGTTCCTTATATATTGATGGTCGGAAATTAAATCGCGGAGTGGCTGCGCGCTTTATTCTCCTATCAATTCTCCTATATTCCGAATGACTCATAGTGAAACATGTGGTGCCATGTTCCAAAGTGGTGGTAATACTAATTCACCACTTTGCTGACATTGGCACATTTCCCTACCTCATCTCAAAAATTTCATAAACGTGTCAAAATAAATTTATTTTTACCCTAACCCTATTTTACCCTAACGATCTAGCCAAAGGGCTACGTTGATGGTCTTTGAACTTCATATTGATCGGTAGAAGTATCCTTCTTTAATTGACAAGCAATTTGTTGAGTCAATTCGACTTCTACCAACAAACGCACTTGGCCTGCTAACAAACCAACAACCCTATCAACATGTATACCTCTAGCATGACCAATATTAGCATTGTATTCAGTATTAACCAAACTCCAACCTGCACTAGTTTGGCTAGGTATACGTTTGCATAACATTCTAATATAACTTCCAAAAGCCATGCTATTTGAATAAGATATTATAGATGTTTTAATATGTCCAGGATCCATATTCGCTTTTGATTTACCTGTACAATTAATTATTTCATAAGCTGGACAAGGTTCAGAACCAACTTGATTAACAGTATAAGTATCAGAAAAACCTAAACCTCCAAAAGCATCAGTACCAGAAACTTTACGATTCTGGTGAATAAACTTATTGCCTTTAACATAATACATTGAAACTTCAACAGGAACGTTATTTACATCATCAGATGTAATTATAGTACTTGACGTAGCATACGTACCTGATTGATTTTGAAATTTCAAACAAGATTTACTACGAATAATAATTTTACTTTGAGGTAAATTAATTCTAACTTTAGAAGTATTCACTTGATTATAAGACACAGCATTTGGTCTTAATTCTACAGCTAACCATCGCATTGCACGTGGATCTTCAGTAAATTGAGTTAGAAACCAATCTGCTAAACCATCCGCCCATGTTTGCCATGTAGTTGGGAATGGATCTGGTGCATATATTTTGCTTTCTAAATCAGAATCAGTCCATGTTTTGTAATAAAAAAACACAATTGACGGCGGCTGACTGGTTGAAAAACCATGAGAGGCAGTTAACGCCTCTACATAAATTCCGGCTTTCAATGCTAAAGCTTTTATTAAAGCTCTAAATACATTATAATAAGTTGCAGCAACAGGTAAACTGTAATGACCAATTAATCGTGATTCATTATTAGCCGTTCCAGTATCTTGTAGTCTTTGCTCTTCACGATATGTAATGCCTAACTGCGACATACCATATTTAGACAATCCTTTTTTCTTTGTTGCATACATATTTCTTTTAACTAACTTCTGCGACTTGCCAATTTTGCCAGCGAGCGTAGAAGATCCTTT